AGAGTCATTACTCACCGCCTTCAAGGATAAGCCTAGCAGCTTCCTCAGCAGCCTGTTGTTCTGCTACAACCCAAGGGTTTTCACTGATGATTACTGGAACTTTAGACTTAGCAATGTCATCAGCAATTTGACTCTCGATTGCAGCTACCTTCTCAATTTCAGACTCATCTTCTACCGCATCCAAGGCAGCTTTAGTCCATGCCATAGCGGTTTCTTCAGTAACGTCAGCCCAAGGGATAAAACCTTCAGCGTCTACATCTGCTGTGAGATTAACAGAGCCATACCTACGGCCTCTGTGAGTTTTATTGTCAACCACTTCGTAGTCAGACGCTTCCCAGTGAGCAATGGTAATTTCACCAGTGGCTCTATCAGCATCTAACGCTACAATATTCCAAAGTACAGCCATGTTATTTCTCCATCTCGCTTAATTTTAATTCAAGTTTCTCTACTTTTTGAGTCAGCTCTTTTACAGCTTCGATAAGTAAAGGGGTTAGTCTGTCGTACATTACTGTTTTGTAGTCTTTGCCTATTACAGACTTAGCAACAATCTCTGGTAGTACAGCTTCTACTTCTTGAGCAGAGATACCTACCTCTAGCCCGTTGTTGTCTACACCAAGAGACTGCGCTGTTTCGTTTGGAGTGTAGTAGTAACCGTTAAGCTGGGCTACTTTATCCAACGCGTTAGGGATGGTTCCCTTGAAGTCTTTAAGGCGTTCATCAGAGAAGTTAGCAGTAATGTTACCTGTAGCCACTATGTCACCAACAACATGCAGTGCCTGAGTCGGTGCGGTAATGCCTATGCCTAATCGTTGTTGGTTAGTAAAGGTTGCATAGGTGCCAGAGGCACCGCCGTTAATAGACAAAGATTGGCCAGTAGAGTTCGAGCTGTTCGTTGCCTTGAGCCGAGATTGGGTGCCGTTTGCAGACACATCTAATAAAGAACCCGTACTGTAACGGTTCCGTATTTCAATACCATCTGTATAGCCGTTGGTAATAAAGGAATTGTAAATCCCTCCACCATCATGTAGTTCAATACCGTCAGTCGACACATTATTAGCTGTTTTTCCTATAAGCAAATCACCGCCAGCATTAATACGTATATGTTCAGCCGTATTAGTATAGAAGGCCATTGAGTTGTCAGAGTTGTTATAAGCAATCTTGCCTATATCAAAGTCACCAGAATCGCCAAACTGTATTGTTGCAGGGTTACTTGTTCCTGCCGTCAGTCTTAAAACTGCGTTAGTGTTGTTAACGCGAACAACATCGCTGAAGTTCATTTGGCCGCTTTTTGTTTGAGCACCCGTAGTTCTTATAACAGTGTTGTCAACGTCAACTGTAACTGTGCCTGTAGTACCTCCACCAGACAAGCCGTCACCCGCTGTTACCCCAGCAATACCACCAGATGCGGTGCTTGCAATTGTTCCGTCAGCAGCAATAGTAATATTAGACCCTGCTGTTAGGGAAGCTACTACATTAGTAGTGTCAGTTACATCTGCTGAGGTTTCAATACCGTCTAGCTTAGTACCGTCAACTGATACATCACGACCGTCTACTGTAGAACTTGCAGCCATAACAATGTTATCGCCACTGGATACAGACAGGTCTGTACCGCCTGTAGTATTGCCAAGCACTAAGGTCTGAGCTAAAGTTTCATTTCCGCCGCCTGAAGCAGTGCTTGAAATTGTTCCGTCAGCAGCAATAGTAATGTTAGAGCCTGCGGTTAAAGAAGCCACTACATTAGTTGTGTCCGTAACGTCTGCACTAGCTTCTATACCATCTAGTTTAGTGCCGTCTGTGGCAACATCACGGCCATCAAAAGTGCTGTTAGTTGTGATAGCGCCAGTCATAGCACCACCAGACTTTGGAAGTGCCGCAGCAGCTAAAACACCTTGAGCAGCCGTAGCATAGTCAGTAGAGTCAAAGGCTTTAACTTGTGCAAGGTTAGTTACTTCGCTGTCCATCAAAGCACCAGCGGCTGTTACGTTGGTTGTGTCTGTTACGTCAGCACTAGCTTCGATACCGTCGAGCTTTGTGCCGTCTGTGGCTACGTCTCGTCCATCGAAGGTGCTGTTGGTTGTGATTGCGCCTGTCATCGCTCCACCTGTTTTAGGCAGTGCGGCATCGGCTGTGGTGCCCTGTGCAGCAGTAGCGTAGTCCGTAGAGGCTGTAGTGGCAGCAGTGCCTAAGCCTAGAGTAGTACGTGCAGCAGAAGCATTCGCATCGTCAATCAGTGTAGCACCGAAAGTCGAGACGGTTGAGGAATCTAGTTTAGTAGCACTGGCTACTGCAATATTGTCAAACTCGGTATTGATTTCTGTACCTTTAACAATCTTAGCAGGGTTACCAGACGGCAGAGAATCTTTAGTAGCAAAGTTGGTAGTTTTAGTATAGTTAGACATCAAGAAACCTGTTTAAGTATAAAGAAAGGAAAGGAGAAAAGGGGGACTCCGTTAAGAATCCCCCTAGTTTACTACTTACTACTTATGCATCTACGCAGAGTACGAAGCCAGCGTCTGGACGCAAGACCTTAGTGCCGTACAGAGTGTCAGCAGTGTACAAAGTTCCAAGGAACTCCTGCTTGTACTGAGTCTGTGAACGAACGCCCTGCTGTTCTGCCAGAACATAAGTGTCCTTGTGGATAAGCTGAGCAGCACGAACGCCTGCTTCTGGAGTAGCAGCGTTAGTTGATACAAAGACGTCAATGCCGTAGAGCTGACCAATCTTACCGTTCTGAACACCGCGACCATCTACGAAGTCAGAAGAGTTGTAGCGGTCAATGCCCATGATAGCGTTACGCAGTGAAGGTGGAACTACGAAGCAGCGGTTGTCCATAGGAACGTCTGCGTCATCCATCTTCTGAACCAAAGCACGGAAAGCTAGGTCAGAGAAAGCACCACACTCAGCAGCACCCTGTGCGCTGTATGCTTCAAGAAGACCGGAAGTAGGGTCAATCTGGAAAGAAGCACTGTGAGTAAAGTCGCTACCGTCACCGTCACCCAGAGACTTAGCAAGGTTAGTCAGGTCAGTATCAACCTGCTTAGCCAGAGCGTAACCAGCATCGCCAGTGTAGAACTGACGGAGAGAAGCCAGAGCCTGAGTCTCGGTGATGTCTTCAATCATACGAGAGTATTCGAAGTGCTTGTCGATAACAACCTGTACTTCACCCTCAGTAGCGTTCTGAATGGTTACAGCTTGGCCTTCAACCTTAGCGTGAGCATCGCCACGAACAGGCTTAGGGATATGTACAACGTCGCCTTTCTTACCAGTCATGCCCAAAGACTTGACCAGAGGAGCCAGAACCAAGTTAGACTTGTATGCAGCAACAACTTCGTCACTCCAAATTTCTGGGATAAAAGTAGCAGCACTAGTGTTATCTACAGCGCCGCCCATGTTGGGATATGTTGAATCAGTCATAATATAATACCTTATAATAAAAAGTTTAGTTAGCGGACTCTCTTCTCGGCATAAGCTCTAGTGATTTCATCAGATAAAGCTAAGTACCGTTCTGGATTGTCCTGCATTAGTTTAATAATGTCTGAGCGTCGATAAATCTTCTTTGCTCGCTGTTCTCCATTTCCTTTGGTGCTACCAGTAGAGGCAGCTTTAACAGCGGATTTCCTTGTTTGCTTCTCGGCAGCTACAGTCTGGGCTACGACACCTTGACGTTCCTTCCAGTTAGTGAAGAGTTCGTCGGCAGCTTCGAAGTCGTACTGTGTGTCTGCTTGAGCAAAGAGCTGTGTTCTAATCTTAGAAGCTTTAATCCATTCAACAAACTTACCGTCCTGTATAATATCAGCCATGTCAGGATGACGTGCCTGTAATTTACTTTGTGCGGTCTGTCGGAGGTTGTTTAGATTAGAAGCCTCAGCCTTCTTAATTGAAGGGTGATTAGCGATAGCTCTTTCGACAGCCTTGTCGGGGTCGGAAAAGAAATCAATATCTTCTTCTACAGTTTCTTGCGCTGGTGTAGTGTTGTCGAGTTGTGTTTGTATGTAACTATCAACGACTGAACGTAACTCCCCTACTTCTCCGCTTTGCTTTCCTAAAAGCTTCTCAGCTTCTTGGTGCATCCTTACAATCTCAGCGGTTGACTTTCCTTTGTACTTGTCGGGGATGTCATCTTGTGGGGGTTCCGCAGGAGTTACCTCTTCTTGAGTTTCCTGTGTAATTTCCTCAATGTTGCCTAGTTCTTCTTTGTCGTCTTCTAAACGCTCGTCTGGTAAAATTGTTGCCATTATTAAACTCCGTACCTTTAGTATTATGGAGGTTTATATTATGCAAGGGTTCAACACACCTTATGAATTTGCCTTGCGTTCTTGTTTCAGTTGACTCTCTCGTTTCTTGACCCAATTGTCAGAAGAAATGCCGTTCCGCTTTTCAGTCCAAGTTCTGAAGGAAGACAACTGTTTTACTGCTCGTTGATTACATTCATTGCAGTCAACTTCTTTAGTGTCGCTACTGACGAATCGTTCATCAATATGTCCAGCTTCACATTTAAAATCAAACAAAGGCACCTTACTCAGCGCCTAAGTTGTCGTATGCGTCACGGACTTGCTCTTCTAAGTTTAACAACGAACCAATGACATAAAGTTGTCCCTTCCTAAAGAAGAGGTCTTTATCATCTTTCGTTGATTCTATTGAATTAATGCCTTTAGCGTTTGACTCTAGGTCTTCTTTTAAAGAGTTCCAACCTGTTGTTCGAAACAGTGCAAGCATATCTTCGTAATATTTTTCTAGTTCTTTGTCTGAGACGGTCATTAACTGTTTCTCCTTAAAGGACAGTTTGTTATGAATTAAAGTACAAGTTAAAGTATATTTAAGAATACTATAGTATATTATAACATATATGACAGAAAAAGTCAAGAACTATTTCATCTTTTTTTGCTTCTTGTTAGTAGCTGCACGTTGTCCGCGCTTAGGCTTAGGCATTGATTTAGGTTTTGCTTTGCTTTTAGGTTTCATAGAATACCCGGGCATGTTCTTCTCCTTACTTACCATTTAACTTTATCGGCCCAGAAAGCCGCTGACATTTTACCTTTAGCTATGTTCTTACCGTGTCTAGCTTTAAAGCTTTTACGTTTAGCTTTCATTTTGTCCGTTTCGCCTGCTTTAGGCTTACCTGCGGTCTTAGCTCCTTGCTCTCCAAAACGGATGGTCTTAACCTTATCACCGTCCTTAGCAACTACTACGTGACTCTTCTTAGGGTGACTGGGGGTACGTTTTGGCTTATTGTACCCCGATACACCTGCCCTAGCTAGCCTTGAGTCTGGTTTTTTTGCTGGCACTGAGAGCCTCCTTCGGGTTAACCTGTTCTTGAAGTTTGGTTACTTTTTTGTTGACTTCCGCAAAGGCGGCGTTAATTTCTTTTAGTACATCGTTAAACTGTCGTTCTGTAATCATTGTGGCAATTGTCCTATATTAGGTTGCATTGGTGGTTGTGGTTGTGGCTGTGGCTGTGGTTGTGGTGCTGGTTGCTCTACGTTACCTTCCTTAACGGATACCTCACGCTCCTTGAGTAGCTGCTTAGAGATTTCAAGGCGACGCTTAAACTCTTTGTCGTCTGCATCTCCAGCCTGTAGGTTAGTCGTTACAGCTTTGATACGGTCAATCTCAAGCTCCTGTGGTACAGCCGCTGCTTCAGCCTGTGCTTTAACTGCACGAGCTTCAGATTCTTTAGCTTGTCCGTTAAGAGCAGCAGTCTGTGAAGCTTGGAACTGCAACTGAGCTTTTTGTGTAGCTTGCTGTGCTTCCTGAGCCTGTGGGTTAGGCTGGTTAGCTTGGTCAAGCTTAGCAATAAGTTCTTCACGGTTGGACAAGTTCATGTTCTCAACGATAGACTTAACTAGCTCAGGGTACATCGGAGTATCTGGTGACATGGTTTGTAGTAACTGTACGAGCTGTGTGACTTCGTACTCACGGGCAATAATACCCAAAGAGCTAGACACATCAAACTTATAGTCAGCTACTGGGTAAAGCTCAGGCTCAAACTGCATATAGCGATGAGCAGCCTTGGTTACCAACGGAATAATAAACGACTCTTGGAAATTAATCAAAGTACGCTTGTGACGCTTAATGATAGCACCGAGGCTCATGGAGATGCCTGCTGCTGTGCTTTCGCCGTTAATACTACCTGCAATACCAGCTGAGTCAATAGCGCCTGTGGCGGTCTGTACCATTTGCTGTAGAGCACCTGCTTGCGCGAAGGTAATCTGACTGACCTGTCCAAAGTTAAACGGCTGTAGAATCTCAGCAGGATTACCGTTGGTTAAGATTACTTTGCCTGGACGTACTTCAGGTTTAGCACCACGGGGCATACGGGAAGCATCCATGGCAAGCATAGGATGTACAGTAAGGGCAAGAGCATCGATTCTAGCGCGTAGTTCTGCGTCTAACGCCTTTTGGGAGTTATACCCTTTCTCACATACTCCTCTGCCCCAGAAACGGCTAGGAACGACATCCCAAGGGAATGCGATAACAGGACGGTCGCCCATCATGTAAGGATTCTTCTCAGCCTTCAAAAGAGTGCCGCCATCAGCGATAACAACAATAGCCTCAACATAATAGCTATCTTCCGCCTCTTCGTCCTCGGACAGAGTTACAGCTTCTTCCTCAGCGTCTGGGTCGGACATGGCTTCATCCAACAAGTAACGAGGTACGAGACCGTAGTATTTAGTAAGACGTACTTTGTCGTCATCATAGGTAGTAGTCAGCTCATGGTCAGGCTCAATGTCAAAGTCAGGAGCTGCTGTACCTACGTCTGCTTCACGGTAGACACCATCTTCCTGCAACTGCTCTACAATGTGACGCGATACGAACTCATCAATAGCTACACCCAAGGCATTCTCTACAGTGGTGGCTACAGGGTCAATAAGGAAGTTCTGAGGCATTACAGGGTTAAGCTTAACGCACGTACGGTCTTGTATAGTGACACCAACAGCAGTCAATTCACCGCCCATAACAGGCTGTGTGGCTGGTTTCATTTCTTTTTCGGTAGTAAGTTCAATCTCAGCAATGCCTGTACCGAATACGGCTGCATTAATAAGACACTCGGCTACATTCTTACGGATTTTGTTGCGTTTAAAGTCTGATTCAAGGCCAGTACGGAGGACTTGTATGTCTCTCTTCTCTGTATCGCCTGCATCGTCCTTAATATCAAACCATTTACCACGACCGAAGGTAGCTTCCTCCAGTTCCGCTACGGAAGACTCCACAGCCTGCTGTAATGCAGGGGAAATAATCTTGGAACGCTCTGATTGTCGTGTTTTATCCTCTGAAGACCACTGACCACGCCATAGGCGGTAGTATTCATCAAACTTTTGAGAGTAATTAGCCTCGAAATGGTCACGCCAGTCGGTGCATTTTGATTCTACCCAGTCTTCTAAGCGTTCTAGTCGGTATTGTTCTTTGTCTAACATAGTTTAATATCCTGAATAGTAGTCAGTAAATTCATATTCGTCTTCCTCAAAGTCAATAGCGTAAGCCACCTTAGCCAGTTGGTCTATGTAGGCTAGTGCATCTATTAAATCATCGTGAACAAGCTTATTGGGGAACTGGAATAGCTCATCTAAGAACTCTGTGTTCCACTCACCCTTGTTTAGTGTGATGTTACCGTGCTCAAAGCGTCCTTGTAACGCCCAAACAACCCTGTCTATCTTTCTCTGATTACCGTGTGTAAGCTCTTCTACTCTAAAGAACCGCTGGTTCTTCTTCATTATATCATTCAAGTAAGGAAATACAGCATTCTTCAACGCACCTTTCTCAATACCTACTGAGATTGGTCTGTAGTCTCTGACTGCTTCAAAGATTCGTCTGGCAGTCTCTTCGACGCCCCAACGGCCATGTATGATATTAGCAACCCACCAACCCTCAGTGCCTGCTTTAACCACAGCAATAGCCGTTTGGTCAAGTCTGTTAGTTTTAGTAGTAGCTTTCTGTACATCTGCAAATCCCGCCAAGTCAACTGCAATATAATAATTACCATCTTTAGGCTCTTCCTCGGAAAACTTTACGTGTTCTTCCTTAAAGAGTTCACCACCTGCTGCCTCAAAGGACGCCATGAACTCCTGTCGGAAGGAGAAGGCTGACATCGACTTCTTAGCTGCATTAATCTCATCCTCGTCTAAGAGGGGGTTATCGTAGCTCGTAAAGTGCCAACCACTCCAGTCATCATCCTTAGCCAGCACAGAGTACTGATGTAGGTCAAAGAAGTGGTTACGGCCCATAGGCGTGCCTATGAACATCGCTGAACCCTTCTGGTCAGCTAGGGCAGGTCTTAGGATTTGCTCCCAGACCTCCGGCTTCATGTCGGCGTACTCATCCATGACCAAGAACTTAAGGCTGACACCACGCATGGTCTCTG